ACTCTATAATGACATGAGATTGCCGGAAGAATAAAATGCAGGGGCAGGAAGATAGAAATTTACTCATTCTCAAATCTTATTATTCTTGTTTTCGTGATTCTGCTGCTGGCCAAACTATCCTCATGGACTTGGAAGACAAGTTTTCTAAACGAACTTTTATTACTGATAATATTAACCCTTATAATATCTGTGCTAACGAAGGTGCTAGATCAGTCATATTGTATATCCTTTCTAAGATAGAAGAATTTGAACAGGAGAACAAATAGTGGCAGAAGAAAATAATAACGACTGGCGTACAGGATTACCTCTTGAGTACAGAACCAGCGATTCTTTAGCAAAGTTCAAAGACCTTGGTAGTTTAGCAAAATCATATCTTGATATGGAACGATATGTTGGTTCAACAGGTCGTGTTCCAGGACAGGATGCTAAACCAGAAGAATGGGCAACTTATCATAAACATTGGGGTCGTCCAGAAAAACCAGAAGAATATAAAGCACCAGATGATCCATATGTTAAAAATATGGATGAGCAATTTACAGGTTCTGTTCGTAAACTAGCACATGATTTAGGATTGAATCAAAAACAGTATACTCAAATGATGCTGTGGGGTGTTGAACAGACTAAAGGTCTTGAAGCAATTAATGCACAATTACTCGGTACTGCAACTAAAGAATTAGAAAATGAGTGGGGATTTAGATTTAAAGATAATACAGATAGAGCACATAAAACTATTGCTATGCTTGTTGATTATAAAGCAGATCATCCTTTTGTTAAATGGCTAGAATCAACAGGTAATGATAATAATCCAACAGTATTACGATTTTTTCACGATCTTTCCAAAAGACTAGGTGAAGATAATTTTGTCACTCAACAGCAAAAAACTCAGGTCTCAGAACAGCAAGAAGCACAAAAGAAAATTAATGAAATTATGGCAGATAACAATCACCCATATTTTCATGGGGATAAGCCTGGTCATAAAGATGCAGTTGCAGAAGTTTCAAGACTTTATTCTATTATCACACCGGAGTAAGAAATGATGAACTGTCAAAATTGTCAACGAGCAATGACTCAAGATGTAGTTAATGCTTCATTGTATCGTTGTACGTATTGTGGGTATGTGCAAATGCTAGTTACAGGGCAATCAACTATTAATGGTGGACCAATTCCAGTAACTTGCAATACTGGTGGAGATTACTAGTGAACTGTTTAATTTGTTGTCGTGTCATGGTTAATACGTATGGCTCTGTGTATTTGTGTCAATATTGCGGTCATGTAGATCATGCTAAAGCAAATCAATCTACATCTAAAGAACCACGACCAAATAGTCCACCAAATAGAATGTTTCCTGGAACTTTTTAATCTAATAGGGTAAATTGCACGAGGCAATCCTATTATAAATCCCTCGGATAATCTGGCCGAAGTAATTCGGGGAACCATACAAAACGGAGGATAGGGAGCTATTGGGATAAATGTCTTTTACAGTAACACAGGCATTTGTCCAGCAGTATAAGAACAATGTGGTTCATCTGTCACAACAGAAGGGATCACGTTGTCGAAGCACAGTTCGTCTCCAACCCGATATTGTTGGATTGAATTATTACTTTGAACGAATTGGTGCTACTGCTGTACAATTAAAACAATCTCGTCATAGTCCGACACCATTAATTTCAACTCCGCATTCTCGTCGGAGAGTATCAATGGTTACCTATCAGTGGGGTGATCTAGTTGATAACGACGATAAATTAAAATTACTAATTTCACCAGAATCAGAATATGCCATTGCGGCCAGAAATGCTTTTGGTCGTGTCATGGATGATATTATTATTGCTGGATGCTTGGGAACTGCATTTGCTGGTCCTGATGGAGCAACTGCGGTTCTACTTCCTACTACTGGTGGTCCTCTTACCACCGGTCAGTACGTTGCTCGAACTGCTTTGACAAATGACATTACTACTCAGGTTGGACCTTCTGGTACCACTACCGATGGTAGTTCAATGTCTCCTCAGCGATTGCGTCTTATCAAATTTTTGATGGATGCTCAGGATGTTGATCCTGATGAGGAACGATTTATATTGTGTTCTCCAAATGCCATAAAGAATATGCTTCTGTATACTGAGGTAACAAGTGCAGACTTTAATACGGTCAAAGCACTTGCCGAAGGTGCAGTTGATACATTTATGGGATTTAAATTTATTATGACAAACAGATTGCCCGTTGTTGGCACTGTATCACCACTTGGTATTACTTATCAGGCCATTGGTGGTATAGCAAATACCAGCGATAGACTTATTATTGCATACGCACGTCATGGTATTGGATTGGCAATTCAGGAAGATGTTATGGCAGAAATTGCAAAACGACCAGATATGTCATTTGCTACTCAAATTTACATGGAAATGGTAATGGGTGCAACACGTATCGAGGAAGCCAAGGTAGTTGTGGCTCCGGTGCTTGAACAGTAATGGCTAGCTGGATTAGTGATCAAATTAATACTCTGTATTCTGGATTTCTTGGTGGTACTGCAACTGCTGGTGTAGCGGGTGGACCTCTACAGCCACGTGCAACGGAAGTTCGTGGTATTACTAAAGTACATAGATTTACAGTAGCATTTGCAACTCCAAATCCACTACCGAATGCAGCAGCGGGATCAATTGTTTCTGGTGACACAGTCTGGTTAGCATTACTAGACCCAACAGAACGGTTGTATTTCGGTCGCATTTGGTTCGGTGCCTGGGGTGCAGGTGCAACATTGTCAATTGGAAAACTTGATTTGAATAACTCAGCTAATACTGATGCTGTACACTATTTACCGGCAACATCGATTGCAGCTGCGGCAAATTTTGATTTGGCGGGTGCCTCTGCTGCACTTGCACCATCGGAAATGACAGAACAAGTAGGTGCTGATCCTCTTGGAGATCAAACTACTGGTCAACTTATTCCTGCATTTGGATCAAATAAAATTGTTGTTACCGGAACCTTTGGTGGAACTACACCAACTGCTGGTACATTGGCTGGATTTATTTTAACAGTTGAAGAAGGTAATTAAAACATTCTCCTGCGTTGTGTGGTCCGAGGAGAAAATCCAGTAAAGGAGACCTGCTATGGAACGCGATAAGAAAAAGCGTCATAAAGGTAAACACGGCCGTTACTAGAGCAATCTAGTAATTATTTGTATTCGTGATTTACCAGGGAGAGGGGGATTCAACGACACCCCTCTCCCTCAAAGGTGTAATATGGGTGCTGCTGGTTCTGTTACTGCACAAACTGATATTAATGTGGTAAACACTGCTCTGACTCGTTTAGGGCAGTCTCCTATTGCTGCATTTGGTCAAAATACTGGTACTGGATTAGTTATGCAAGAATCTTATAATGCCAGTAGGGATGATTTATTACGACGACAGCCTTGGAATTTTGCCCGTACTTGGAAAAACCTTAGTCAGTTATCAAATTCTCCATTAAATTTAGATATTATTCCTATTGCTTCTGGACCTGGAATAATTCAATTTACTGCTGCATATCAACTACCAAACGATTGTCTAAGAGTATTTCGATTTTCACCTAAGGATGCTCATTGGAGAATTGTTGGTAAAGTTCTTTATTCCGATGCTATTCCTGCTACCTTAGTTGGAACACCATTAGGATTGCAGCCGTTAGGTTCTGATGGCACAGATAATCAACCAACGCTGGCTAGTTCCGGTGCTCCATCAATGTTGGGTATTGAATATATTCGGCAGATAACTGATCCACATCAATGGGATGCTTGTTTTTATACCGCATTCATTTATAAATTAATGAAAGAATTAGCAATTGGATTTACAGGATTAGCACAAGCATATAAAATGGCCAAAGATGAATTTGATGAAGCAATGCTTAATGCTTCTGTTATAAATGGTATGGAGAATTGGCCTGATCCATTTTGGAACACTGATCTTAATGATGTTCGTTATGGATATGTTGGAGTCACTATTGAGGGATTTTAGTGCCTAGGATTGAAGCAATAAAGAATGCTTTTGTAGGTGGTGAAATTTCTCCATACGTGCTTGGACGTACAGACATGGAGAAATATCATGTCGCTTGTGAAAAAATCTCTAATTTTGTAGTTAGGCAACAAGGTGGTGTAATTCGTCGTCCTGGTCTTTTGTATAAAGCAGATGCAATGGGACCATCTCGTCTTATTCCATTTAATCTTAGTCTAACACAATCTTTTATTCTTGAATTTGGAAATCAAAAAATTAGATTTTTTACCAATGAAGGACAGGTTTATAGTAGTACATTTCCTTGGCCACCGTTTATTACAGGAATTACAGTTGATGGTACTGTAACTTGGACAAATAGAGGAAAACCACAATTTATAGGAAATCATGTTTACACTATAGGAAATTTTTTACTAGATACCAATGGAAATATTCAACAGGTTATAGCTGTTACAGGCGATGCGGCATCTGGTGTTAATCATCCTACCTGGAATATGGTCATAGGTGGAACTACCACACAGTCTCATGTATTTGGTCCATTTGGCATGGCAGGTTCTGTTACTTGGATAAATCTTGGAAAACCAGTAAGAATGCCAAGTACGTCGTATAATTTAAATGCTCTTATTCTTGATACAAATGGCAATATTGAACAAGTTACTCAAGCAGGAATTACTGGTGGTTTAATTCCTTATGAAATACCGTCGCCATATAATACAACTGTAGATGACTTATGGGATATCAAATTTGCACAAATAGCAAGTACTATGTATTTAGTTCATCCTAATCATCCTCCTATGAAATTAATTAGAGTTGCAGACAATAATTGGAAATTGATTCAACCTGTATTTTATGCAGCTCCTGCAACTAAACAGGATCAAAATGTCTCTGGTGGATCTATTTCAATATCTATTTCTGGTAACACAATAACAGCAAGTGCTAACGTATTTATTGCTGGTGATGTTGGAAAAGCAGTAATTGCTGGTTCTGGTCGTGGATATATTAGTGCTCTTGCTGGTGGAACATCAGTTGATTCTGGTACAGGTGCGACACTAAGATCACAAGTAACAATTACTATAACTGATCCTTTTGATGCTGTTCTCTATACTGCCGGCAATTGGTTTTTAAGAGGAGGACCACTTGCTTATTTTGCAGCAGGGGTATTCTTGACTGATGGCTCACAAGAGTGGAATGGTACACGTAAGTTTGGTTTTGGAAAACAAATTCCAATTCGTTCTACAACAGGGTACCCCACAGATAGGACTTGGCAAACATCAACAGGTAGTGCTTTACAAAATGTAAAATATACTGCGGGGTTTACTGATGCTTTTCGCACAATTGATGTGGGATTGTATGTGCCCTTTGCTGGTGGATATGGACAAATCATTGCAGTTGCTGATTCTACCCACGCGACTGTTACTGTTTTGGCTATCCCTATTGTATTAGATCAATCTGCATATGGAATAGGAATAATTTCACCAACTCCACCTGGTGGATGGGCAGTAGAAACTCCTGAATTTAGTAATGGAAATTTTCCACGTTCTGTTACTATGTTTGGTGATAGGCTTTATTTTGCTAGTACACAGAATAATGCCCAAACATTTTGGGGAAGCAATGTAGGAGATTATGAGAATTTTGCATTAGGAACATTAGATGCGGATGGTATAAGGTTTACATTGAATTCTGGTCAGTTAGAACCTATTTTATGGATGGAGGTTTTTCAAGGAAATATTGTTGCTGGAACCTATCTTGCTGAATACTTAATTAATGGTGGTGCTGGACAAGCAGTTCAGAGTGCAGGTGCTCCGCTAACACCAAATAATATAAATACGATACGGCAGTCTCGATATGGAACGTCTCGTGTTCAACCCTTATTGGTTGATACTGATTTGCTCTATATTCAACGATCAAGACAGAGACTTTATGAATTTTCATTTAATGCAATAACAAGTGCCTATGGTAGTAGAAACTTAACTATTCTTAATGATATTATTACCACATCTTCTTTTAGAGAAATGGTGTTGCAAAAACAACCGAATAGTGTTGTTTGGTTTACAGATGAAGATGGAAATTTAATTGGATTAACTTATGAAAAATCGCAAGATGTGTGGGCATGGCACCGACATTTCACTGGTGTAGATATAGGAGATCAAGTTATTAGTGTTGGGGGTATACCTACCGTTGATCCAATAACACAGGTTCAAGAAGATGAAATTTGGGCAGTTTGTAGACGTATTAGAAATGGTGCTGTAGTCTACACTATAGAATACCTAGATCAAACAGGTGTTCTTAATTTAGACTGTGCATCTCGAACTGTTTTTGGTGGTTCTGTGACCCAGGTTGGAAATCTTCAATATCTTCAAGGTCGGAATATTTCTGTAGTTGCGGATGGTGTTGTATTGCCTTCAATTGTTATGGATGGGACAGGAGTGTATAAATTTCCAGGTGGATTTAGTGCTTTTGATGTTCAGGTAGGATTAAATTATATAAGTGAATTATTGACTGTTCGTCCTGAACCTAAATTAACTTTACAAGGATTAATTAAAAGATGGATTAAAGTTTGGGTTAGATTGTATAATTCATTGGGCTTAGTAATTAATGGACAACAAGTTGCTTTTAGAACTACAGCAGTTCCATTAGATGAAAATGTGCCATTATTTACTGGAGATGTCCAAGTGAATAATCTTGGTTATGATAGAGATGGAAGAATCAATATTCAACAAACACAACCATTACCTTGTAATGTTTTATCTATTTTTGGTAATCTTGAAATTAGCGATGGAATTTAACAAATATCAAATAGGTGATATGCGTCGATTAGGAATAGTTCTTGATGAAACAAAGATAGATTTTGATACTACATGGACACTTTGGGATAAAGATTTAGTGATTGCTTGTGGCGGATTTAAAGAATTATTTACTAAAGTTTGGGAATTGTGGCTGCATACTCGTAATTTTGATATAACACAACATAATATTTTACGGTTTATTCATAAATTTAAACAAGAAATTAAAACTCTTGATTGGGTACGAATACAAATAACAATTGGTCTTGGAACTAAAGGAGATGAGTTACCACTTATTTTGGGTTTTGTGTATGAAGGAATGATGCACAAATGGGGACCAGATCACAATAACTACTCGTTGTATTCGATGGTAAGATAATGTCACAAGCCGCTATTCTTGGTGGTATGGCTGCTGCACAAGCAGGACTTGGATTTTTGTCTGCTTCTCAGTCTGGCAGTGAAGGTATTGCTTCATCAAGACAAGAAGCGACATATTTACGTCAACAGAGCCAATTTGCACAATTTAATGCTGGTGAAAAAATAAATGAAAATGATTATCGTGCTGCTCATATTCTTTCAGCAATTCAATCTAAAACAGCAGCAGCAGGAATAACTTCTGAAGGATCGCCAACACAAGTATTTGAAGCATCTGCCGATGAAGCACGTATAACTGATATGTACACTAGATATGCTGCTAATGTGCAATCGTCGCACGATGAATTTGAAGCACAGTCAGTTGAAGTAGCAGCAAAACGAGCAAATATAGCTGGTTATATTGGTGCAACTTCTGGTGCTATTTCATCTGGTATTGAAGCATATGGAGCATCGAAAGGTGCCATTAATCCTTGGTGGAATCCAACAAGTTCATCTACGGGTGGAACTTCTAATTCGAGTTTTTAATGACTGACTTAGAAATTGGACCGCAGTCAGTAGATGTTGGTGGTAAAATACCATCAATAGCTGATGATCCTATTCCTTCTGCTATAAAGAAAGGAAGTGATCAAGTATTTGACCAAGCAGTATTTCTTGCTGGAACACTTGAAAAACAAAAACAAGATGCAGATAGTGTTAATGCTTTAATTTCTTATAAAGATAAAATCAATAAACTAGATATGAATGTATCTGGTATTCAAGATTTAAAAACTCGATTACATGAATATAAAACTGGACAGGATATGATTCAGGGTGAACTACAGAAAGAATACCCTAATCTTCCACCAACTGCATTTAAATCTATACAATTAGAAATGAGCAATGATTATAAAGCACATTTTGAGAAAACTGTTGCTGATGGTATAGAACAAGGTAGACGAGACTTAAATAATCTTGTTGAAGCATCAAGTAAAACTTCTTCTGAAGCAAAATCAGACAGAGAACGTAAACTAATTGATGGCATAGTATTTAATCATATTGATAATGCCGTTAGTAATGGATTTATTCATGCGGATGAAGCAGCAAAATTAAAAGTAAATTATGGCATTGCCACCACATCTGCACATTGGGAAGAACTATACGGCACACATCCAGAACAAATTTTAGCAAGAGACCCGACACAAATGGGACTGCCCATTAAATTAGCAAATGAATTTCAAGACAGGGCACAGAAAAAACTAACTTATGAAAATAATGCCTTTACACGACAAATAAAACAGTTGCAACAACAATCAATGGAAGAAGCTACTCCCGAAAATGCTCAACAAATGTATGAACAAAGATTAATTCCTAAATGGTATGCAGAAAGATTACATGGTGGTAAAATTACAGAAATGGATGAAGCACTTGCTGCTCATTGGACTGGTGAATTAGATACAGCCCGTACTTCGGACGAGGTTACATCAGTTATAAATGAAGCATTAGGGCATGGTA